AGGACTTAAAACCACAAGAAACCACAGAAAAACCAGACGTGACCTCAGAAGTCATGCCTGAAACCACAGAAAACCCGGTAGAAACTGGGTCAGAAACGCTAAAACGCACAGAAAGGCCCCTAGAACCGACGATTGACTACGACGATATACTAGAAGATTGGGAAAAATCGTGAATTTAGGGGAAAATGACTTTTCTGCAGAGGAAATCGAGTACATGCTCGAGCACCTTGAGGAGTTTGAGCCCGAAGAACAAGTAGAAATAGTTCAGATTGCAGACGTAATTGAGAAACGGACAGATGCACAACGATGCCGAGACGACTTAATTGAGTTTTGTAAGAAGATGCAGCCAGATTACAAGGTTGGGAAACATCACCGCATACTGGCAGACTTACTAATGAACTTAGCAGACGGTAAAAAAGACAGGGTGTGCGTCAACATACCCCCACGTCATGGCAAAAGTCAGTTGGTATCTATTTATTTTCCGGCGTGGTTCTTAGGCAGGTATCCTAACAAGAAAGTACTGATGGTTTCACACACTACCGATTTGGCTGTTGACTTTGGTCGTAAGGTTCGTAACATTATTGACACTGCCGCATATAAGGAAGTGTACCCCACGGTGCTGTTGGCATCAGATAACAAGTCAGCTGGTCGATGGAACACAAACATGGGGGGTGAGTACTACGCCTGCGGGGTTGGTTCAGCTCTAGCCGGTCGAGGCGCAGACTTATTATTAGTTGATGACCCACATAACGAGCAGGACATTATTAATGGTAACTTCGATGTGTTCGAGAAAGCATACGAGTGGTTCACGTACGGTGCGCGTACTCGGCTTATGCCGGGTGGTCGGGTTGCCATAATTCAGACGCGTTGGCACTTAGATGACTTGACTGGGCGAGTGACTCGTGATATGTCTATGAACGAAGGGTCAGACCAGTACGAGGTTGTTGAGTTCCCTGCCATATTAGATGTAGAGAATAAGGTCACTCATGTGATGGAGCAGAAGGCGCTATGGCCTGAGTTTTATACACTGGACGACTTGTTAAGAACTAAAGCGTCAATGCCGCTGTTCCAGTGGAACGCGCAGTACCAACAGAATCCGACATCAGAAGAAGCGTCTATTGTTAAACGAGACTGGTGGAAGATATGGGAAGGTGAGACTGCACCTAAGTGTGAGTACATTATTATGTCTCTGGATGCCGCAGCTGAATCACATAATCGAGCTGACTTTACAGCCTTGACAACATGGGGAGTTTTCTTTAACGAAGAAGACAATAATTATAGTATCATACTACTTAATTCTATTAAAAAGCGTGTTGAATTTCCAGAGCTTAAGAAATTAGCAATGGAGGAGTACAGTGACTGGGAGCCCGACTCATTTATAGTTGAGAAGAAATCCAGTGGAACTGCACTATACCAAGAACTACGACGGATGGGTATGCCTGTACAAGAATATACACCACATCGGGGTTCTGGGGATAAATTAGCACGATTAAACTCCGTAGCAGATATAGTAGCATCAGGATTAGTATGGGTGCCACAAACAAGATGGGCTGAAGAACTAGTAGAAGAAGTTGCAGGGTTTCCGTTTATGTCGCATGATGACTTGGTTGACTCTACTGTAATGGCGTTAATGCGGTTCCGTCAAGGGGGGTTTATTAGGTTACCTTCAGATGAACCAGAAGAAATACAATTTTTTAAATCCCGCCGCAAAGGGTACTATTAATAAGGATAGAATATGGCTACAAATATTGATAAGGGGTTGTACTCAGCTCCACAAGGAATAGAGGAAGAAGAAGGAATGGGAGCCGAGATGGATATCCCAGACTTTGAAATTGAGTCAGATAACATCACTCCACTAGAGGATGGCGGGGTAGAAGTCACTATAGGCACTGCGCTTATTAGTACTGGCGACTCAGAGTTTGAGGAGAACCTTGCAGAAGTACTTGACGAGGGCATCTTAAAAACTCTATCTAATGACCTCTTAGGACTTGTCGATGCCGATATCAATAGCCGTAAAGACTGGGCAGAAACCTATGTTAAGGGCTTAGAAGTACTAGGCTTTAAATACGAGGACCGTACAGAACCATGGGAAAATGCCTGTGGTGTATATAGTACTGTGCTAGCAGAAGCCGCCATTCGTTTCCAAGCAGAAGCAATGAGTGAGACGTTCCCAGCTGCGGGTCCTGTACGCACTAAGATTATTGGTAAAGAAACACCTGAAAAGGCCGAAGCGGCTAGCCGTGTACAAGAAGACATGAACTACGAGTTAACAGAGCGTATGGTCGAGTATCGCCCAGAGCACGAGCGCTTGTTGTATTCACTAGGTCTTGCGGGTTCAGCATTCAAGAAAGTTTACTTTGACCCAACACTAGGTCGTCAAGTAGCCATATACATATCAGCAGAAGATGTCATTGTGCCATACGGCGCGTCTCATATAGAGACAGCAGAGCGTGTAACCCACGTAATGCGTAAGACAGAGAATGAGATTAAGAAGCTGCAGGCAGCAGGGTTCTACAGAGAGGTTGACTTAGGCGAACCGACCCCATACCACACAGACATAGAGAAGAAAAAGGCAGAAGAATCCGGTTACACAATGACTGAGGACGACCGCTATGCGCTGTATGAGATACACGCAGACTTAATTATTGAAGGTGCCGAAGATGATGACGACGAGATTGCTCGCCCATACGTGGTTACTATTGAGCGGGGGACAGGCGAGATTCTGTCTATTCGTCGTAACTGGAACCCAGACGATGAGCTTAAACTAAAACGTCAACACTTTGTACACTATGTATATGTGCCGGGCTTTGGCTTCTACGGGCTAGGTCTAATTCACATCATTGGTGGCTACGCACGTGCGGGTACATCCATTATTCGTCAGCTTGTCGATGCAGGTACATTGTCGAATCTGCCCGGTGGTTTAAAAGCCCGTGGCTTACGAGTTAAAGGCGATGATACACCGATTGCTCCGGGTGAGTTCCGTGATGTTGATATCCCTAGCGGTGCGATTAAAGACAACATTATGATGCTCCCATACAAGGAGCCAAGCCAAGTATTGATGGGTCTGTTAGACAAGATTACTACAGAGGCTCGTCGTCTAGGCGCTATTAGTGACATGAACGTATCTGATATGAGTGCTAACGCACCAGTAGGTACAACACTAGCTATCTTAGAGCGTACACTAAAACCGATGGCTGCAGTACAGGCACGCGTACATTATGCGATGAAGCAAGAGTTTAAATTACTCAAAGTTATTATTGCTGACTACGCACCGACAGAATACGCGTATACCCCAGAAAGAGGGGAGAATGGCGCACGTCAACAAGATTATGCGATGGTTGATGTTATCCCAGTATCAGACCCTAACAGCAGTACCATGGCGCAACGAGTTGTACAGTACCAAGCAGTGTTACAGATGGCTCAAACGGCACCACAGATATACGACCTACCGCAGTTACATCGTCAGATGATTGAGGTACTAGGTGTTAAAAATGCTGATAAGTTAATACCGACTACAGAAGATGCGAAACCAAAAGACCCAGTCTCTGAGAACATGGCTGCATTGATTAGTAAACCGATGAAGGCATTTATATACCAAGACCACGAGGCACATATAGCGGCACATACCTCGTTCATACAAGACCCAGTTATCGCACAAACTATTGGTCAGAACCCACAAGCACAGCAAATTATGGCGTCGTTACAAGCGCATATTGCAGAACACTTGGGCTTCCACTACCGTAAACAAATCGAAGATACACTAGGCGTACCGTTAACAGCTCCGGGTGAGGAATTACCAGAAGACGTAGAAGTACAATTATCTAGATTGATAGCCGATGCTGGTAAACAGTTGGCACAACAACATACGCAAGAAGCTGCACAAGCTCAGGCACAGCAACAAGCGCAAGACCCAATCATCCAAATGCAACAACAAGAGATTCAAATTAAGGGTGCAGAAGTCGAACGTAAGAAAGCTAAAGATGCGCAAGATGCAAAACTAGCTGAACGTAAGATTAAAATTGATGAGTTAAAAGTCGTGACTGATTTGCAAAAACACCACGGCACTACTACATCACAAGAAAAGCAAGCCTCAAATAGAAACGAGATTGAGCTTCTTAGAGCTATACAACAAAGTAAGTCAACTAAAAATGACCATACAATGAAGGCAGCTCAAATCCTGCATACAATGCAGCAAGCAAATAAACCTAAAGGACCAACAGGAGAATAGGAATGGCTAAAACCGTCTTTGACGTGCTAATAGAAAGAATAGAAGTTCACAAGAACATGGCTATGGAATTTATGGAAACAGCTGGTCCAAAAGACTACGCCGAGTACAGAGATATGTGTGGGGCAATTCGAGGTCTGTCCCTTGCATTACGAGAAGTACAAGACCTTTCGCGCAACTATTTAGATGAGGATGATGATGACTGAAGCAACTGAAGTCGTAACAGAGGAAGATTTGGAGCAGCAATTGCCGAAACCGGTAGGGTATAAGTTATTAATAGCTTTGCCAACTATCGAGAAAACGTATGAATCAGGGATTATTAAAGCAGATAAAACTGTATTTGAAGAACAGATTCTATCGACAATCGGTTTGGTTCTGGATATAGGCGACCAAGCTTATGTAGACCCAGTGCGATATCCAAATGGTCCATGGTGTAAAGTAGGGGATTACGTAATGTTCCGTACTAGCACAGGCACCCGATTTAAGATTGATGGGGCAGAATACCGCCTAATGAACGACGACTCAATTGAGGCTGTCGTAGCTGACCCGAGTGGCATTACTCGTGCATAAGGAGAAATAATATGGCAAGACAAGAAGTTGTATTTGAGTTTCCGGACCCTGAAGGTGGGGACGATGGAAAGATTGTAGTTGCTGGACGAGTTTCAGAAGCAGAAGCAAAGGCTATGAACAAAGCGGCACCAGAGGAACCAGAAGGTATAGACATCGAAGTAGTAGATGATACACCACCCAAGGACCGAAACCGCAAAGCATCAGAGCCTCCAGCAGAAGTTACAGAGGAAGAACTATCTGAATACTCAGACAAGGTTAAAAACCGAATCAAGCATTTCAGTAAAGGATATCACGACGAGCGCCGTGCAAAAGAATCAGCTTTACGTGAACGTCAAGAATTAGAAAATTTAGCACAACAACTAGTTAGTGAAAATAATAAACTTAAGGGTAATTTAAATAAAAACCAAGAAGTTTTATTAGAACAAGCTAAAAAAGAAATTGCGTCTGAATTAGAAAATGTAAAACGTACGTACAAACAAGCGTACGAAGCGGGGGACTCAGATGCTATTGTGGATGCGCAAGAAGCTCTGACAAATGTAAAGTTAAAAGCAGATAAAGTACATAATTTTGCATTTACTCCTTTACAAGAGGATGAAAATCCTGTACAACAACACATATCCACTCAAGCAACATCCGCGGCGGACCAAAAAGCAGTATCTTGGCAACAAGACAACACTTGGTTTGGTGCAGATGATGAGATGACTAGCTTTGCGCTTGGGTTGCATTCAAAATTAGTCAAACAGGGTGTAGACCCTAGAAGTGATGATTACTACGAGCAGATTAATGCCCGTATGCGACAAGTATTCCCAGATGAATTTGAGTCTGCCGATGAATACACACCAGATGTTACAGAGAAACCAAGACGTAAATCAAATGTAGTAGCACCCGCAACGCGTAGCACCGCGCCAAAAAAGATTGTGCTGTCCCAAACGCAGGTAAATATTGCTAAACGACTAGGGGTTCCTTTGGAACTATACGCCCAACAGGTTGCAAATGAGATGAGGAAATAATAATGGCTGAAAACAGATTAAATCGTGAACTAGAAACCCGTGAAAAAACGGCCCGCAAACGCTCTTGGGTACGCCCAGATTTGCTACCGACACCAAATCCAGAAGATGGATATGACTTTCATTGGGTGCGTATTAGTACTCGTGGTGAAGCTGACCCCATGAATGTATCCTTACAACTCAGACAAGGATGGGAACCTGTAAAAGCTTCCGACCACCCAGAGTGTTTCGTTATGGCAGTTGATGATGACCGCTATAAAGATAACGTTATTGTAGGTGGACTAATGCTTTGCAAAGCACCCAAAGAACTTGTGGAAGACCGAGCTGCACATTTTGAACAGCAGACAAAATCTCAAATGAGTTCAGTAGACAACAATTTTATGCGCGAAAACGACCCTCGTATGCCCGTGTTTAGTGAGCGGAAATCGAAGACAACTTTCGGCAGTGGTTCTTAATTAATAGGAGTTTTTATGGCATATCCAACCATTTCAGCCCCGTACGGGCTAAAACCAGTCAATTTGATTGGTGGTCAGGTGTTTGCGGGTTCTACTCGTAAAATGCGTATTGCTAGCGGTTACAATACAAGCATTTTTTACGGTGACTTAGTAACACGCGACACAGACGGTACAATCGTTAAAGCAACATCAACAACAACTGGTCCAGCTACTGGTTTTGTAGGTGTATTTTTAGGTGTAGAATATATCAATACTGCAACTAACCAACCAACATTTGCACAGTATTTTCCTGCAAATACAGCAGTAACAAGCGGCTTTATCACTGCATATGTAGCTGATGACCCAGACCAATTATTTAAAGTATCTGTTGTTTCTGGTACTACTGTAATTTCTGGTGTTCAATACACCGCAATCGGTAACAACGCTACCCTAGTTCAAAACGCGGGTTCTACAATTTCAGGCGACTCAGCAGTAGGTATCTTAGATAGTACTGCTACAACACGTACATTGCCAATCCGCATCATTGATGTGGTTCCTGATACAGCATACGTATCTGGTGGTAATACATTGTTCCCAGAAGTAATCGTTAAAATCAACGCAGTTCAAGTTGACGCAGACGGCGTACCTTCAGGTGGTCATGCTTACAATAACCCACTAGGCGTATAAGGAGTAATTAATTATGGCAATTTCACGCGCACAGCTACTCAAGGAACTATTACCGGGCCTTAACGCCTTGTTCGGTTTAGAGTATAAAAAATATGGTGAAGAACATCGCGAGATTTTCGAAACCGAAACATCAGAACGTTCATTCGAAGAAGAAACAAAACTTTCTGGCTTCTCAGCAGCCCCAGTTAAAAATGAGGGTGCGGCAATGTCTTATGACAATGCTCAAGAAGCTTGGACAGCTCGTTATCAACACGAAACCATCGCAATGGGTTTTTCAATTACTGAAGAA